AGGATCTGCCAGTATTAATACATAATTAAAATATGAAAAGATTAACGGTACACCTTAAAAGAGTTAATAAAACTACAGAAGTAAAAGAAGGTAAAAGTATAGGAATTGATTTAGGAACAACAAATTCGTGTGTGTCAGTAATTGAGGGGGGTGTACCTGAAATTATTGTAAATGCAGAAGGTAAAAGAACTACCCCTTCTGTAGTATCATATAAAAATGGAGAAAGAGCGGTGGGTGACCCAGCTAAACGACAAGCTGTAACTAATCCAGAAAATACTGTTTATTCAGTTAAAAGATTTATAGGAAGTAAATTTAGTGAAATAAAAAAAGAGGCGGCCCTTATGCCATATAAAGTAGAAAAAGGAACAAATAATAATATTAAAATTAATGTAGGAGATAAAAATTATATTCCACAAGAAATTTCAGCCGTTATTTTACAAAATCTTAAAAAAACAGCAGAAGAGTACTTAGGAGAAACAATAACAGATGCAGTTATTACAGTTCCGGCCTATTTTAATGATTCACAACGAAATGCAACTAAAGAAGCTGGGGAAATTGCGGGACTAAAAGTATTAAGAATAATAAATGAACCTACCGCCGCAGCTTTAGCATATGGATTCGATGAAACCCAAGAGAAAAAAATAGCAGTTTATGATTTAGGTGGTGGTACTTTTGATATTTCCATTATGGAAATAGGTGATGGAGTATTCGAAGTTTTATCTACTAATGGGGATACTCATCTTGGGGGTGATAATTTTGATGAGATCATTATGGAATGGTTAAATGAAGAATTTAAAAAAGAAACAGGTATAGATGCTAGTAAAGACCCTATTGCATTACAGAGATTAAAAGATAGTGCAGAAAAAGCTAAAGTAGAATTATCTACGGCAAAAACTACAGAAATTAATCTTCCCTATTTAAGTGCAAATGAAAATGGCCCACAACATTTAGTTAAAAAATTAAATAGGGGGGTATTTGAATCCATGATTGATCATCTAATTACTAAAACTATAACTCCATGTAAAAAAGCAATAAAAGATAGTGGATTAAAAATAAATGATATAGATGAAGTAATATTAGTGGGTGGATCTACTAGGATTCCTGCAATTCAACAAGCAGTAGAAAAATTATTTAAAAAGAAACCATTTAAAGGAGTAAATCCTGATGAAGTAGTATCATTAGGTGCTGCAATACAAGGTGGGGTATTAGGTGGAGATGTAAAAGATATATTACTATTGGATATCACTCCATTATCATTAGGGATTGAAACCATGGGTGGAGTAATGACTATTCTAATAGAATCTAATACTACTATTCCTACTACTAAATCTCAAATATTTTCTACTGCTTCTGATAATCAATCTGCGGTAGACATTCATGTTCTTCAAGGAGAAAGAGCTATGGCAATAGATAATAGAACATTAGGTAACTTCCAATTAACTAATATTCCACCAGCCCAAAGAGGAACTCCCCAAATTGAGGTGTCTTTTGATATTGATGCGAATGGAATTATAAAAGTAAGTGCAAAAGATAAAGGAACCAATAAAGAACAAAATATCCGAATTGAGTCTGGTAATAGTTTAAATAAGGAAGAAATTAATAAGATGAAAATGGAAGCAGAAAAAAACTCTAAAAAAGATGAGGATAAAAAAGAGAAAGTAGAAGTATTAAATAATGTTGATTCTATGATTTTCCAGACTGAACGACAACTTAAAGAATTTGATGAGAAGTTGTCTGAAGAAGATAAAAATTTATTAATAGAAAAATTAGATAAATTAAAATCTTCTCATAAAAATGAAAATATGAAAGAAATCACTACTGATCTGAAAGAATTAGAGGTGGTATGGCAACAAATTTCTACTAAATTATATGAACAGACTAATGAAGTTTCAGAAAATAATGTGGAATCACCACAAACTGCAGATGTAGAATACGAAGAAGTAAATTAAGATTTGCTTATTTTTTCTTGGATGTCCATATACATAGATTCATCAAACAACTCTTTGGATGTATTTTCTAAAGTAGTAACAATATTATTTTCTTCTAATTCTATTAGTTTATCAAGATATTGTTTAGCTTTATGAAGATCTTCCACACCATTTTTATCTTTCCATCTGGTAATATATTTTACAATATTACCCTCAAAAAAATTTAGATTATGAGAATGAGCATAATCCCACATTTCAATTCCTTTATTATAATGTAATGGGTGTTCAATTTTTTCTTTACTCATTTTTATTTAATTTTAATATTCTTCTATATGCTTTAAGAGATGCTTTGTTACGATGAATCCAATACCCAGTTTTATTCCAATCTTTAATATCACACATTTCTCTAATTTTATCATTTTCATATTCCATTAATTGGAACAATTTGCGCTTTAGTTTGATTTTCTTAAAAAATTTATACACACTGCATATCATCATCTCTTTTTTATTTTACCCCACACATAATCACCAATAGCTAATATTACTATACAACATGTTATAATTATAAAAACTCCCACCTCTATTTCCATTCCCCAGTCAAGGGATTTATTTTATTATCTTCTTCAAGGGATTTAATTTTTTTCCCAATTTTTTAATTCGTTTCGTTAGTATATCTATATTATACCTACTACAGTCTTCTATCATAATTTATTAATTTTTATTATCTATTTTTTTCTTTATTTCAGCAGCTTTTTCATAATCTTCATTTAAAACAGCTAACTCTAATTCCTCTTCTAAAGTTAAAGATTTTTTTTGTTTTTCTATTTTAATACCAATAACATTAAATTCTACTTGTTTTAACTGATTGGGTAAAAGATTATCCCACTTATCCCTTATGGTTGTAAGCTTCTCTCTTTCTCGTTTTAAATCTGCGACACGTTCAATATTATCACGTTTATCCCACCCATATCTTTTTCCAATCCAAAACCCTAAAAGAAAGGTAATGGGAGAAATTAAAACTAGATACGTCATTAAAATATTCATCTCTTAGCAATAATAGTAATTAATCCAGTAATTGTAAATGTGACTCCCACAGTTATAGGTGGCCATTTATGATTTTGTTTATACCAGGGATTTTTAACCCATGGGTCAGTATAATACATGGTATAACCAAAAATCCCATTGTAGTTAATCCTACCCCCTATCGTCATTACAATACCATTTGTAATATGGGGTGGATTTTTATAATTACGATTGTATTGACTAATAACTAAACATGGAATTAATATAAAAAATATTAATATTACTTTTTTCATATTAATAAAAATAAATATAAATTTCTACTTTGTCAATTTATTTGGTAAATATAATAATCTACCCCATCAACCTCTTGATGCATTTCATCACCATCCTGAGTGGCGAGAAAATGTGCTATACCATCGGAGTCTATTGCACCTTCTATTAATGCGTCCTCATCCACAGTTATATATCCCTCATCAATTGCGTCCCCTAAACCCAAATTCAATTCATCATTTAGATACTGAAGAGGGTCTCTTTCAATCTCATCTTTCCAGTCTTCTTCTCTTGCCTTTATATAATCATCTAATAATTTTTCTCCCTCATATGTGGATAGTGTTTCTTTAAAATCTCTGATATCTTTTTGTAAATTACTATGATCTTGATATAACAACTCTATAATGGTTTTTGTTTCCTCAAACCACCCTTCCATTTGATTCAGTTTAGTTTGTAATCTTTCTATCTCATCAGAAAATTCTGTGTAGTTAGGGTTGTCATCATCATATACTATATCACCATCCAACCTTTCTATTTCTTTTTCTAATAGAATTTTTTCCTTTTCAATATTATCCCTTTTAAATTCTGCCTCTTGTATCTGTATTAATATTTTAACGATGTCCTCTTTGACATAACCTATATCCTCCTTATAACTATTATAATCACTAGTTACCCCCAGTTCTTCTCTCATATCTTCATCATCATCAACATCAATTACATCGTCTTCTGCTCTCCGTTCTGCCTCATTCTCTATCCAAGTATAACTAACTTCGGTATATGGTTCTACAAAATCTTTAGAAAACCACTCTATACCATTTTCTTCCCAATCCTCTTTAACTCTACTATACGCAGCATCATAAGCTTGGTCCCATCCTGCCGCAATTAAAAAATCTTCTTCATTCATCCTATTGGCACTAAGTAAAGAAGGATAAATAACATTATATTCTGGAAGATATGTCAAATCGCTAGAAAACGATCCAACCCAAGTTTCTGTAATAAAAAAAGGATCAACTTCTAATGATAAACCAAGGGCTTCAATAGGTGCACTATATCCTTTTTCTACATCTAGTGTTCCTTTTTTCATTTCACTAAAGTCATCAAACTCACAATCTTCCTCTCTCACCTCATCACACTCAAACATACCCGGTTTCCAATTAAAATGATATAATTTTGTCAACCTTGTCACTAACTCCGGATCGTCAATAGCTAAGGTCATTGTTAAAAATTTAATAATCGCCAGAGGAATCTTGGGGTCCACCTTCTTTTTTTGAAGTAAATTTAACAACTTACGATCCATATTGGTAAGTGTTACGGTTTTACCTTCTTTCTCTTCCTTTAATATGTTTTTAAATTTCATCATACGATCCAGAACTTACTAAACTTTTTAATTTCTTCTTCATTATCTATTTTTCGTTGGTTTACGTAATCTACTGTGCCTCTCTCCCTCTCCACTCTCATTACCCTTCCATATTTTAATTCTACCTTCTGTGAGTCATGATTCTCATCCGAAATGATATCAAATTTATTACGATTCTTATTAAACCATATTATAAATTCGGAACCCTCTTTTGGTATGGGTATTTTTTCTTCACTTGTAACTAACATTTCATTTCTCCATAATATTGCAACCTCTGTTTCTGATTCGAACTGACACTCCCCACCACAATTACGACAATCAGATTCTATTTCACCACTCCCGTCACAGTCACAACATTCTTCCAGCCCTTCTTCTTCATCATATTCTACTTCTCCAGCACCATCACATTGGGAACATTCTTCACGATCCCACCCAGATCCACCACAACTCTCACAGTCCCAAGTCTCCACATCCGTAGTTTCTGATATTTCATCTTCATAATAATATATTTTGGTTACCCAAAAAGGTTCATTAGTAATCAAAGTATCATTTAAAAAATCATCAACTTGAGTATTCCTATATAAAAGATATAAAATATTGGCAAGATCCTTTTTCTCTAACTTAAACGTATCTTCTAACCAGTGTCTCAAATATACTGGACTATCAAATTCTGTTGCCGATTCCAAAGGCCAAACATATCTTAATAAACTATCCAGTTGTGCTGACCTATTCGCATCCTTTAATACCCTACCCAATTTTTTTATATCTAGTTTTTTGGATATTATATTTAATATCTTCCTATAGAATGGATGATCTAAAGGTCTACTTGTTTCTTCCGTTATGATATCTAAAAATTTCATATCAATAATTTAAATAATCATTTAATGAATCTCCTATATGAGAAAAGGTTTCTTCACTACCCGAATCAGTATTGAAACCAATCTCAGGATGGTAATCAACATATTTTTATTGATAACGCGGAAATGGAGATGGCAATAGATGATA